TATCTAGCTTTCCTTGTACTGTCAACACTTTTTTTGATAGTGTATCATTTTTGACACACTGTATACTTTTTTATACATAGAAGGCCTTTGCCATCCGTGTAAGATTTAATTGTACACTGTAAAAACATTGTTGTCAACCACTAAAACAAAAAAACCCTCAAAACTTTCGCCTTGAGGGTTTTTCATAATTGTTACGTGTGCTAACTAATTATCCCTCTCGCCCCTCAAATCTTTCAATACTATTCCACTGGCCGCGCGCATCAAACGAATCACATGACGCGGTAATCGGCGTGTGTTTCGGTTGATATATGGAATAGAGAGTCATGGAATTTTTTGTCTTAAAGTTAGTTTATATGAATTTATTTATAATACTTATTCGCTCGCACAAGCAAAAAGAACACTTTTTTTAAAATATTTTAAAAATAATTGGTGGGACCTCTGAGAGTCGAACTCAGCACCAACGGATTATGAGTCCGCTGCTCTAACCAACATGAGCTAAGGTCCCGTTATGGTTTAAATTTTGTAGTCTTCGTAGTATTCTTGCTCTACTTCTGTTTGAATTAAACTACTATTTTCCATAGCAGCTTTTTCTACATACAATTGATGCATTAGCATTTTAGCAGCTTCGTTGATAGCAAGCAATTCTTCATAGTCTATGCGAATGGTTCTGTTTGACTCGTAGTCGTCTTGTTCAATAATAATAAATGGTCCAGCAGCTTCGTCTTCGATACTAACAAAAGTATTGCCTTCACCGAACACTGGATTTTCTTCTTCACGATGAACTGCTACTTTAAGAATTGTAGTTACGTATTTTGTCATTTCGAAATCTCTAATTTATATTGATCTAAACACATGTCTTCAATAGTTTTAGTAAGTGTAGCATAGTCACTGAGTCTATCAACAACAGACGCGACTGCATCACCTTCTCGGCGGCCACAAATAATACGATTAAGTTTTTTACCTGTAACTTTCTCCATAGTGTCCAAAACCTCTAGAACACTAAATCCTGTATTACTACCAAGGCATTCGTACGGAGTATTCATAGGACCATTCTCAACAGCCTTTACAATTGCAGAAGCAAGATCCACAACGTGGATATAATCGCGAATGCAAGTACCATCACGAGTATCATAATCATTGCCGTATATATTAATGTTGGCAAATTTACCAGCGCTAGCCATAGCAGCAACACGAATAAGATGAGAGGGAGCGCCAAGTTGCCTATTAACGCCGTCAGTACCAGATACGTTAAAAAAGCGAAAAATAGTGTGGCCACTTGATTTCTCCTTAATAATATCTTCTGCTGCTACTTTGCTTTTAGCATATGGTGAAGCCATTTCCCATGCGCTTGATGTACTAGCAAAGATAAAATTATCAGTATCAACTCTGTTGAACATGTTTGCAGTGCCCATAGCATTTACACGATAGTATTCTGTTGGCTCTTTTAAAGAGTCTGGTACAACACTACGACCAGCTAAATGAACAACCGCGTCATACATATAATACGGGCCATGTGTTTGTGTAACATCTGCTTCGCTAAAGTTGCTTACATACTTCAATACGTTGTTATGTTGGCCGTGAATGTTTGTATCCCAACCGTCTACATCGTGACCGTGTTCTGCAAGAAGTTTACAAACATGACTACCAATATAGCCAGTTGCACCAGTTACTAGTACATGCATTCTCATTTGAGATTCATCCACAAACCAACTTGCGCAAACGCGTAACCAGTCCAGATCATACCGTTAGAAACTTCACCTTTTGACCATTGCAATATTCCAACGATCAGATATCCAATGCCGGTTGCTCCGACAATCAAATGTTCAATGCTCATATAAGCCTTTTTCATCATATAATTTTGGTACGAGAGACGGGACTCGAACCCGTATGCCCATTACAGACGGGAGATTTTAAGTCTCCTGAGTATACCATTTCTCCACTCTCGCGTTATCCTATTTAATAAGTGTCAATTAAATGCTGCATAAGTTTTTCTGGCAGCATGGAAATGTGATACCACACTGTCCAGAATACCAGGTTATACAAAATCATTTCTGCTGTTTCAAGTTCCACTTTGTTTTCCTGCCTTAAGTATTAATTTTACACTACGTTGTAGAGGTTGTCAACATATTTTTTCACAATTTTTTCACTAGTCTCAGTTACAAAATCATGGCTCATAAACTTTTTGATTTGAATCATTTCTTTCGCTAGCGTAGTGTATATATCTGTAACGCTTCTATTTTGTTTAGCAATAGTTATAAGATATTTATATTCGCAATTTATTTCATGACAAAGTCCAAGAGCATTATCTTTTAATGGTTCATCTCGCCCTTTTACAGTAATAATATCTGGGTAAGTATTTAACTCTACACAACAAAATCTAATAAAGTTTTCTGTTAGCGTGACATCAAGATCAGTAACATTAATTTTCATTAAATTCCTTCCAGATCTGTTAGGAACTGATTTTTTGGAGTTTCTTTGAGCCAGAATTTAAGATCTTTTTCAGCTTCTTTAATTTCTTTTTCTAGAGACTTTACCATTTCATCTGTAAGACTCATGATGTTAATACGCAATAGTTTTTCTGCATCGTCATTCACTAATGGAATCAAAGCATCAACCATCTGGTCAATAACATCTTTCTTCTTTTTGTTCTTAAAAACAATCTTGTCATCAAGCACAGCTTGAATAAAGTTCATTTTAACATTCAACCATCGAGCTAACTCTTTAGCTTCTTGTTTACGTAGTTCAATACGCTTGCCTAGGATACCAATGCGGTATTCAACAAAATCTTTAATTAGTTCGCGTTCATCTTTGTATTCGCGAAGCTTACCTTTAAAGTCGATTACAGTAAGGTTTTCACTCATTGGTTTACTGAGCTTAAACTTACTAATAATTTTGTCGTCATCCCAGCCAGAAGAAGTATTTTGCTTAAGCTTTATTTCAAAAGAGAAACCAGTTTTATCGCAAAGATCGTCGTAGGATACAATATCACCATCTTCTTCCAGTTTGTCTAGAGTCTTAACATAAGATTCGCGATCAAGGCCGTAAGGTACTTCTGTAATACGCAAAACTGTTTTGCTTACTTTTTCGAACTTACCATATACGATATGACGCTCTTCAGCTGCATCGTATTCTACCGTGCCGTTGAATTCAGGAAACGAAACCGGTAAACGCCTTGCAATTTTTCCAGTGGATAGATACTCACTAACAGCTTTACAAAGTGATTTCTGGCTTCGTGGAAGAATGTTTGTAGCAAAGCCGGTAGCAATACCTTTAGTTCCGTTTGCAAGCACTAGCGGAATTACTGGTACATAGAAAGCTGGTGGTTCATGTTCAGGATCTTCATGCGCAGGAGCAAGATCAACGTCACGAATATACTTATCAAAGTTTTCGTGTAGTCGAGTGTACACATAACGTGCAGCACCTGCTTCTTGAACTAGACGAGTACCAAATGAACCTCGGCCTTCTACAAGACAGATGTTGTTGTTCCACGTAGCTGCCATAAGTTGGCCTGCGCCAGCAGCTGAACCTTCGCCGTGATTGTATCCATAATCTGAAATAATACCAGCAACTGCAGAAACTTTTTTGAAGTCTCGCTTGGAGTTGAGGATAGAAGAATACAGATAGAATCGTTGAACTGGCTTTAAGCCATCAATCATGTTTGGAATCGCACGAGATTCCACAGTGTACATAGCAAATGACAGCCATTCGTTAGCCGCAACTTTCGAAATTGGATAGTCATTTGAGTTTTTGTCAACTGCAAATTTTTCTAGGGTCATTACATTTCCTCACTTAATATATCCATTATACACTAGTTTTGCGCAATTGTCAACATTTATTCTTATGAAAACATGTAATCTTTACGAAGTTGTGCACTTTCGCCGAACATCATTTCCATCATTTTTGCATCATCAATTGTAACAATATCATATTGTGGTTTGTTGATAATACGGTCGTATTCTGATTCCGTCAATGAACCCAGACCTTTAATGTAACGATGCTTGTAACCATTTTCTTTTGATTTAAATTTGCTTGCTTCTTCGTATGTGTAGAACCATTTAACATCATCATTCTTTGATGAAATCATGATAGGTGTACGAGTAATCTTTACACGCTTTTCAGCAAACAAACGTGGCCAGAATTTAAAGAAGAAAGCAAGAAGCAATGGGCTGATATGTCCAATACCATCATGGTCAGCGTCGGTTAATGTAGCAACACTTGAATATGTCATTTCATCAACACTATCTGGATTGTTAATGTCCAATCCAAGAACAGCAATCAACTCAGACAATTCTTTGTTCTTAAGAACTTCAGCAGGTTTCATATCCCATGTGTTCATAATAACACCACGCAATGGCATTGCACCTACTTTATTAGGATCTCGCACTTTAAGCAAGAAGCCCATAGCTGAGTCACCTTCTACAATCTTAAGAGTAGCATCTGGACTATTAGCCGCGATGTGTTTAGCTACTTTTACTTTACGAAGATTTTTCTGACCAGCCAACGCAGCACGTTTGTCAGCAGCAATTTTCTTAGCAAGTTGTGCTTCGATAATCGGATCAATAATAGATGCAGTGTTTAGAATTTTCTTTGCAATAGTTGTTGCATCTTTAACACCAGCTTCTTCTGAGTGATCGCGAACGTTGCTCATTGGGTTAGTCAAACGTTCTTTTGTTTGCGAATCAAACTTTGGATTAGTAAAGTTTCTTGCAAACATTACAAATGTAAGACCACCTTTGATAGTTGATTTTGCAACTTCAATCTTGTGCTTACGCTTTACCATCGTTACCAGTTCATCAAGAACTGCGTTGGTAAGGTAGTCTACATATGTGCCGCCTTGACGAGTATTAACACCATTAATAAATGAGTTAGAACGGAAACCATCTTCAGAAGCTGCATAGAAGAAAGAAAGATTATCAGTCTTTTCAATGATTGCTTCACCATTTTCACCTGTAAACATCTTAGCGTATTTCTTAAGATCGTTTACTTTAATACGTCTCTTATTAAAAGAAAAATCAATTTCAGGGAAAGCCATTTGAAGACCAGTTAAACGATCTTCAACCAACTCGATAGTGTCAAGTTCGTCTAAGCCTTTTACTTCGAAAAGACTGTAGTCAGGAACAAACGAAACTTCAGTGCCACTCTCATCAGCACAATCTTTAATTGCAACATCAACATCTTCGCCACCATTTTTGCAACGAACTTCAACTCGCTTACCATCTCTCCAAGTTCTACCAACGAACTTAGAAGAAAGAAAGTTTGTAGCAGCAGAACCAACGCCGTTAGTACCAATAGTTACTCGGCTGTCATCAAAACTTGTACCTGCGTTTACTCGTGTCCAAGCAGCAACAGGTTGAAGAATTTTTTCGCCACTTGTTTCGTCAAACACTTCACCTTGTGGAATGCCACGACCATTGTCGGTAACTACAACTACACCATTTTTAACAGATACGTCAATCCTGTTTGCAAATTTAAAATTAGTACGAATTGCTTCGTCAATAGAGTTGTCAAGAATTTCATCGATCATCTTTGACAGAGCAGGAACATACTTTGCAGTTTTCCAATTGCCCATAACAAAGCGCTCGATTTCTTCCTGAGAGCTCGAGCCCATGTACATGCCGATACGTTCACGAACGTGCTGTCGAGCAGTAAGAATTCTAAAATTTTCAGCCACTATTTTACTCCATTGTAGTGCGTTACATATGTAATTATAACATAAAAATCCAGCAATGTCAACTGGCTTTTGTAGAATAATTCCACATCAGATAAATATAGTATCACAGTTTTCATCAAATGTCAATAGGAAAATCATATGATTACAAATTATTTGTCACCAGTTTCGTTTAAAATCGTCATAGATAGGCTTCCGAAGGTAGAATTCTTCACACAGAAGATAAACATACCGTCTTTATCTATGGTTTCTCCATTACAAGCTTCTCCATTACTTAATATATATCAAGTACCAGATCGTATTGAATATGCTGAGCTTGATATTAGTTTTATCGTAGATGAGAATATGGCTAATTATGAAGAGATTTTAAGATGGTTAGAAGGAATGGGTGCGCCACAATCTTCTAATCAGAGATTAAACTTACAAAATAGTAAATACGGTTTTAAATCTGATATAACAGTTTTAGTTGAAAATAGTTCAAGAAATCCAAATATTGAATTTACATTTACTGAATGTTTTCCAACTACATTAAGTGGAATTAATCTTGACGTAACTTCTACTGATATAGCATATCCAGAATGTAGTGTAACCTTTAGATATACAAATATGAATTTTAAAAAAATTAGTTGACATTTCTCCGTTCTTATGATACAATAAGAATGTAAGGACTTACCACTAACGAAAGTATATTATGAGCACTGATGATATCAGCGAAATCTGGTCGAAAGACGCAAAAATTGACGAAGCAAATTTAGTAGCAGAATCTAAAAAGATTCCTGAGCTACACAACAAATATTATACCATGTATTATAAGGAAGCGTTGCGAGTAAAAAAACTTCGTTATGATTATAAAGAACTTGAGCTTGCAAAACGCGAATGGCTAGATGGTTCTATGGCTGAAGAGGATCTTAAAGAGCGTGGGTGGAAGACGTCACAAAGAAAAATCTTGCGTACTGATATAGACAAGTATTTGCAAGCTGATCCTGATATTATTCGCCTAAGTCTTAAGATTGATTATCATACTGCTAATGCAGATTTTCTTGAAGACATCATTAAAACAATTCATAGCAGAAACTTCATCATCAAGTCAATGATCGATGTGCTGAAATTCCAACACGGTGAGTACTAATAAATAGTACTATACACTAGTTGAGGTTTAATTATGTCTGACGTGATCAATGTAGAACAAAAAAATGCGGTTTATTTGTTAGTAACTGCAGACCCAGGTACACGTCAAGAAATAGCTGAGTATTTCAGTTTTAAACCTGCTGGATATCAATTTACTCCGGCATATAAGAACAAAATGTGGGATGGTACTATTCGTTTATATCAACCACTTAGACCTGTTCTTTATGTCGGACTTTTCCCTCGTCTCAAAAAATTCTGTGAAGACCGTGGTTACATATTAAATGCGCCAGATCATTTAATACACGGTGAAAAAGTATCAGATGATTATGGCTATGAAATTGCAAAAGAAATTAATTGCAAATTTCAACCAAGAGATTATCAAAATCAATATATTGTAGATGCTATTCGTGATAATCGTTCATTGTCATTATCGCCTACATCATCTGGTAAATCGTTAATTATCTATTTAATTCAGCAGCATTACTTCAGAAATTTTGATCATAGGACACTTATTATTGTTCCTACAATTTCTCTTGTCCATCAAATGGCTGGAGACTTTATTGACTATGGTTGCGATAAAAATCTAATATATAAAATTCAAGGTGGCGTTGATAAAAAGACAAGCGCGCCAATTGTTATTTCAACATGGCAATCATTGATGAAACTTGACAAAGATTGGTTCAGCCAATTTAAAGTTGTACTTGGAGATGAAGCACATTTATTCCAAGCTAAATCACTCCAAAAAATTATGGAAGGTTTAGATGAATGTTATTACAGACATGGATTTACAGGTACACTAAAATCTGAAGAAAGCAAGACTCATCGTCTTGTTCTCGAAGGCTGCTTTGGTTCTGTGCGCAAACACGTATCTACTAAAGATCTTATGGATTCTGGTACTGTTGCTGATTTTAATATCAAAGCGATTGTGCTTTCTCACAGTGCTGATGCACGTAAAAACTTTTATTCTGCATTTTCTAAAATTAAAGAAACGAGTAAGAAATATCCAGCTGAACGCGAGTTCTTAGTAAGTAGCAATAAAAGAAATATTTTTATTAGAAATTTGCTTTGGTCTCTCAAAGGACAAAACAATTTGGTATTGTTTGATCTAGTTGAAAAGCATGGTAAAATTCTTGAACCTATGCTTCGCAAAGATGATCGTCAACTTCACTTCATCTATGGTAGTACTAAAGGTGAAGAGCGTGAACGCATTCGTCATATGATTGAGAATGATCCTATCAAGCAACACGACATCCTTGCTTCGTATGGTGTTTTTTCTACAGGTGTAAACTTGAAAAAGCTTGATAACGTAATCTTTGCTTCTGGTTCTAAATCTGAAGTCAAGGTGTTGCAGTCTATTGGTCGTGCTTTGAGAAAAGGTAACGATGCTGATAAAGCAACTCTATACGATATCACTGATGACTTAACATATGGAAGCTTTGAGAACTATACATTACAACACTTTCGTAAACGTATCGAAATTTACGGACAAGAAGAGTTCCAGTTCCGCATCTACACAATCGAGATCTAATAGTATATTGCTGAAGCCATAAGGCTATTATACATAGGTTCTCAGAACTGTCAACAATTATTTTAGTGTAAATACTGGTTGACATTTTTTCAAGATTGTGATACAGTATACTAAATATGCATATAAGGAGTATTTAAATGATTGACAAACCAACACGAGCACCCCGCAATTACGTTAACAACAAGGATCTTCTTGATGCGCTCGTACAATACAAAAAAGACTGTATCGAAGCTGATGATGCAGGAGATGAACGACCACGTGTACCTGATTATATTGGTCGTTGTATTTTTCAGATTGGTACTCGACTAGCGACAAAGCCAAACTTTTCTGGCTATTCGTATAAAGAAGACATGATTTCAGACGGTATTGAAAACTGCCTATTGTACATTCATAATTTTAATGCAGAAAAATCTCAGAACCCGTTTGCTTATTTTACACAGATTATTTGGTATGCTTTCTTACGCAGGATTGCTAAAGAAAAGAAACAAATGTACATCAGATTTAAATCTTCGCAACATTTACTTGCTACTGGTGGTACATACACAGGTGAAGATTTAACTGTTCACTTGACTACATCAGCAGAATATATGAACGACTTTATTAAAGATTTTGAAGAAAAAATCGAAAAAGATAAAGCAAAGAAAAAAGAATCAATTGATATTGACGATGAAGATATTACTATTGACGAAGTTATTGATGAAGTTATTATTGCTGATATTATTATTGATGAAGACGACGGAGGAAAAGTTTGAAAATAGCTATTGTTACTGATATGCATATCGGTGTTCGTGGTGATGCTAAATTATTTTTAGATCATCAGGAACGATTCTTTTCAGAGATATTTTTCCCGCACATTGATAAACATGATATTAAAATCATTTTTGATTTGGGTGATACATTTGACCGCCGTAAATTTATTAACTATATTTCTCTTGAACGCGGTAAAAAATTCTTCTTTGATCAGATTGCAAAAAGAGGTATCGAGTATCATGCTCTAGTAGGTAATCACACAACGTATTATACTAATACTAACGAAGTAAACTCTATGAATTTGCTTTTACGTGAGTATGACAAGTTTCATATTTACGAAAACAAGTGTGAAGAGTTGCAACTCGGTTCAACTAAGTTTTTGATGGTGCCGTGGATTAATAATAGCAATTATAAAGATATACTAGAAACTATTCGTGCATCAGATGCCGACATGTGCATGGGTCACTTTTCTATTCAAGGCTTTGAAATGGATAAAGGTCACTTATGCGACTCTGGTTTAACGAGTGATTTGTTTACAAACTTCCAAGCGGTTTATTCTGGACACTTTCACCATCCTTCCACTTATAATAATATTTCATATCTTGGTTCTCCTTATGAACTAACATGGTCTGATTATCAAGGTAAACGTGGTTTCCGAGTACTTGATACTGAAACAAGAGAATTAGAATGGATTTTAAATCCCAATACTATTTTCCACAAAATCGAATACGATGATGCTGATATGACTATTGACGATATTGCTAGCTTAGATGTAAGCAATCTTAAAGATACATTTATTAAAGTTATTGTAAAGAACAGAGTAAACCCGTATATCTATGATTTGTTCCTAAATAAATTAACAGATGCTGGTGCTGCTGATGTTAAGACTGTCGAAGATTCACTTAACTTGGAATCTGAAGGCTTGAATGAAATTATGGATGAAACAAAAGATACTAAAGACATCTTACATACATATATTGATGGCTTAGAAACCAAAGTTGATAAAGCACAGATAAAAAAATTGATTGATGAACTATACGTTGAGGCTTCGAATATTTAATGAAAATTCAATTTAAGAAAATACGATACAAGAATTTGTTATCGTCTGGTAATTCATTTACTGAAATCTTTTTAGATAAAAGCAAAACCACTCTTATTAGCGGTTCAAATGGCAGTGGAAAATCTACGCTACTTGACGCTATTACGTTTGCGTTGTATGGTAAAGCTTTTCGCAAAATTAATAAGCCACAACTTATTAATACCATCAACGAAAAAGATTTGGTTGTAGAAATAGAATTTAATATTGGAACACAGCAATATCTTATTCGTCGTGGTTTAAAACCAAACATTTTTGAAATTTTGTTGAATGGTAATTTGGTAAATCAAGATGCAGCAGCACGAGATTATCAAGTATATCTTGAACAAAACATTCTTAAATTAAACTATAAATCTTTTACTCAGATCGTTATTCTAGGTAGTGCTACGTATGTTCCTTTTATGGAATTACCTGCACAAGGCCGTCGTGAAATTATTGAAGATCTTCTTGACATTCAAGTATTCAGCACTATGAATACTTTGCTAAAAGAAAAAGTTGTTGCTAATAAAGAAAGCATTACTGAAAATAGTTATCAAAAAGATTTGATTGAAACTCGCATTGATTCTGCAAAAGACCATAACGAATCTATTCGCAAAATTAGAGAAAAAGAAGTAGATAAGATTAAAGAAAAGATGAAAGAGCATCTTGATACTATCGAAAAAGAAAAATCTGCTATTGACATTATTGATGCTGAAATAGCTTTGCTTGATACTAGATGTGTAGATAAAGCATCTATTAAATCTAAAAACGAAAAAGCAAAAACATTAAGACAAGAATTACAATCTAATCTTCGTAGCATTAATAAAGAGTTATCTTTCTATCACGATAACGATAATTGTCCAACTTGTAAACAAGGTATTGCTCATACTTTTAAAGATAATGTTATTACTGAAAAAAGTAAAAGAGTAAGTGAAATTGAAACTGCAATTGATGAATTGTCAGCTAAAATTGACGTACACGAAGCTAACCTCAATCGTATTTCTGCTATAGAAGAAGAAATTAAACAGAAAGCTCTTAAATGTTCTGATCATCGTGCTAATATTAAAATGTCTAAGAACGCTCTCATTTCATTTAAAGATGAATTGAATGCAGCTGAAGAAGATGTCGAAGCAGTTGACACGACAAAGCTTGAAGAATATAATACTACATTAAAAGATATTGAACGTAGACAAACACATCTATTTAATGAAAAAGAAGTTATTGCAGTTACAGGTGCAATGCTTAAAGACGGCGGTATTAAAGCCAAAATCATTAAGCAATATGTTCCAATAATGAACAAACTTATCAACAAATATTTAGGTGCGTTTGATTTGTTTGTTGAATTTAATCTTGATGAAAACTTTAATGAAGTAATTAAATCTCGTTTTCGCGATACATTCTCATATGCTTCGTTTTCAGAAGGCGAAAAGCTTCGTATTACTTTAGCTATTATGTTATCATGGCGAGCAGTTGCTAAGTTGCGTAATTCAGTATCTACTAATTTGCTTATTCTTGATGAAACACTTGATGGTGCATTAGATGGAGTTGGTATTGAAATGTTAATTGAAACATTACATAACTTAAATTCTGACGATAATATTTTTGTTATCTCACACCGTGGACATCAGTTTGGCGATAAATTCATGTCTCATATTAAATTCGATAAAGTTAAAAACTTTAGTCAAATTGCAGCTTTAGCAACATAAAATATGCAGCATACCGTAGAAGATCTTATTCGTAAAGTAAATGTTATGGTTGATAAAGCAATTCAAATTCGTACTGAACGGCTTAGATATGATACAAGAGGAGGTGATCCATATGATGAAGATTTATGCAAGCACCTTCTCAGTCAAGTTCAACAGTTAGCTGCAGAAATAGCTAATGATCGTGAAGGCGATGAAATTAAAACAGAAGAATTAAAAAGTAAAATGTAGTTGACACTTCTTGTTTTGCATGTTACAATGGTTAATATTATGATACACAAGGTTTATTATGTCTAGTTTTTACACGTCTGTTGAGCGGTTTGGCAACAGCATCCTTTGGCGCGGTTACGAAAACGGTAAACGTTTTGAGCGCAAAGTTAAGTATTGTCCTACCTTGTTTGTTGGAAGCAAAGACACTGCATCTAAATATCGTTCTTTGATTAACAATCGTCCTATGAATCCTATTCAAATGGATTCGATGAAAGACGCAAAAGATTGGATTGAACAATACAAAGATGTGCACGGCTTTGAAATTGCTGGTAGTACTAACTACGTAGCTCAATTTATTCAAGAGCAATATCCCGATGCTATAGATTACGATGTTACTAAAGTTAACATTGTGTCTTTCGATATCGAGGTTGATATTAGCAACGGCTATCCTAATATGGATACTGCTGATAAAGAAATTACTTCTATTGCTTATAAGTCTTCAAAGACCAGCGTCTATCATTTGCTCGGTCGTAAAGACTACGATAAAACTAAAACGCTGTTGAACATCGATCCTTCTGATATTGACTTTACAAAATTTGATTCAGAAGAAGAGTTGCTTCGCAAATTCAAACAACTTTGGATGAGCGACTATCCAGATATCGTTACAGGCTGGAACGTAGAGTACTTCGATATTCAATACATCATTACTCGTATGCGTAGTTTGTTTGGTGAAGAGTGGATTAAAGATCTTTCGCCGTGGCGCAATCTTCGTCAGCATGGTCGTGAATTCTTTGGTAAGATGCAAAACACTTATGAAATTAGTGGTGTTGCAGTTGTTGACTACATGGATGCGTTCAAGAAGTTTGGCTACAAATACGGCCCACAAGAATCTTATAAGCTTGATCACATTGCTAATGTTGTGCTTGGTGAAAAGAAACTTGATTACTCTGAGTACGGTACACTTACAGAATTGTACGAACAAAATCCGCAATTGTATTTGGACTACAACCTTAAAGATACTTGGCTTATTCAGCGTTTTGAAGATGAAACCGGTTTGCTTTCTCTTGTTATGACTGTTGCTTATGGTGGTGGTGTTAATTTCAATGATGCATTTGGTACTGTTGGTATCTGGGAAACAACCCTGTATCGTAGACTCATTAAAGCTGGTCGTGTTCCTCCTATCAAAGGTGGTCCTGGTCAGCGAGCTGGTGACCTTGTCGGCGGCTATGTTAAAGATCCAAAAGTTGGTATGCATCCTTGGGTTGTATCATTCGATTTGAACTCACTGTATCCACACTTGATGCTGCAATACAACATGTCTCCAGAAACTTATTTGGAAAACGAACGTCAATACGTAACACAAGAAATGGTGCTTGCTGACAAATTCCAAAACACAGATAAGTCAATGTCTGTTTGTGCAAATGGTGCATGTTTCACAAATGAATTTAAAGGTGTTATTCCTGAGATCATTGATGAATACTATGGCAATCGTTCTGTGATTAAAAAGAAGATGTTGAAGGTTGAACAAGAACTTGAGAACACAAAAGATCCTCGCGAAAAAGAAAATCTAAAGCGCGAAGCTAACAACTTGCATAATCAGCAAATGGCTATTAAGATTGCGATGAACTCGTTGTATGGTGCAACAGCTAACATTTACTTCTTGTATTACATTAACGACATGGCTGAAGCAATCACAACATCAGGTCAACTTTCTATTCGTTATGCTGAAAAATCTGTTAATACGTACTTGAATAAGTTGCTTAAAACAGAAAATAAAGATTACATCATGTACATCGACACCGATTCTATCTATGTTGATATGTCTGGTGTTATTAAAGCTTCGTTTGGTACAGTTGATGTTGAGCGTTCTAAAGGTGAAGAGTTTCTCGATAAAGTTTGCAAAATGAAAATCGAAGGTATCATCGAAGCTGGCTATGTTGAGCTTGCTGAAAAGATGGGTGCATATCGGCAAGCAATGTCGATGAAGCGTGAAAAGATTACTGATAAAACAGTATTCATTGCTAAAAAGCGTTACATTATGAATACTCTTAACTCAGAAGGCGTTCATTACGATACTCCAAAAATTTCTGTAACAGGTCTCGAATCAGTTCGTTCTTCTACTCCAGAAGTATGCCGCGATAAACTTAAAGACTCTTTTAAAGTTATTATGAATCAAGACGAACAGGCTGTTCAGCAGTTTATTGAAGACTTCCGACAGGAATTCTTTAAGTTAACCGCTGAAGATATTGGTCGTAACTCTGGCACAGACAACATTGACAAGTATATTGATCGTACAAACGGTTACAAGAAGGGTTGTCCAATGCACGTTCGTGGTGCTATTTTGTACAACAACCATCTCAAGCAAAAAGGTCTAGATAAAAAGTTTAGGTCTGTTGTTGGTGGTGATAAAGTTAAGTATGTTCATCTTAAAACTCCAAACCCTATTCGTGAAAACATTATCGCATTTCCAGGCGTGTTACCAAAAGAGTTTGCGCTTGAAAAATACATTGACTACGAAACACAATTCGAAAAAGTGTTTCTTAGTCCGTTACAATCGATTCTCGAAGCTGTTGGTTGGTCTGCAGTAAAAATTTCAACACTTGACGATTTCTTTGTCTAACAAGTTGACATTACGTATAGCTTGTGTTATTATAGATCATAAGCTACATATTTTAAAGTAAGGATATATCATGGAAAATTGGGCTACAGATCTTAGCAAGATCAACATGTCGCGTAACAAAAATTGGGCGAACGACATTAATGCAATGCACCACAAATTTGGTGTTAAAGAATGGTTCGAAGCCAATAAAAGCAATAAAGAACTTATGGCAAATTATCTTACTTTCCGTTTGAATATGTGCCTAGAAGAATTGCTTGAAACTGCAAATGCTGCAGATCTTGATCTTGGTATTAATGAAGATGGTAAATTTGCTTTCATGGGTGATGCATCTAAAACTGATCCAGAAGAAATTGTAGATGGTCTTATTGATCTTTCTGTTTTTGCTGTTGGTACACTTGATGTGTTTAATGTTGATGCTAATAAAGCATGGGATAATGTTTATAAAGCAAACATGAACAAATCTACAGGAGTTAAACCAGGACGCCCTAACCCGTTTGGTCTACCAGATTTGATTAAGCCATCAGACTGGGTTGCACCTTCTCATAAAGGTAATCACGGAGATTTTTAATTCCGTAAATAAATATATTCATGCACAATGAGGAGGTTACATAATGTCGAATAAATTAAAAGAGCTTACTTGGGCTCACCATCAATCTGCTGAACGCAGAGCTTTTGCTAGAGAACTAATGGGTGGTAAAATTGATCCAAAACTTTACCACAAGTTTCTCACATGTCAATATATGAACTATGCAGTTCTAGAAAAACATACAAAAATCCCAGTAAACTTAAACTCTATTAAGAGAGCGCCTCGTATTTTTCAAGATATTCGCGAGTTAGAAACATTGTTTGGTTTTGAACCAGACGGTAAATTCCCGCCATCTGTTGATGAATATGCTGCTCATGTTACTGCGCTTGCGGAAAAAAATGACAACCAATCTCTACTAGCTCATATGTATGTTCGCCATTTTGGTGAGTTGCATGGTGGCCAAATGATTAAGAAAAAGATTCCAGGTAATGGGATTATGTATGAATTTGACGGTGATACTAAAGTTCTAATTGAAGAATTTAGAAAACTACTTAATGATGACATGGCCGATGAAGCAAAAATCTGTTTTGATTTTGCATCAAAATTGTTTGATGAATTATCTCTGGAAATCAAAGAATAATTTTTTGTTGACACACTCACACACTAGTATATAATCTTTATATGGGACAATAAAATAAGGAGAAATCTTATGCAGTTTGAAGATGAAACCGTATCGTTCGAAGAACTCGAACTAATTAAAAATACAGCAAAAGCCAATAGATTGTTGCGAAGCGAATCTGCAAGAACGAAGCGAAAAGAATTAAAGCAAATTCGCGAAACTAAAATTCTCAATGAATGGGCTAGACAACGTAGAGAGCGTAAACAAAATGCAAAACAAAATCACAACACTTAATGTAGAAGAAGATCCTCTTACTGGGGATTTTTTTCTGCAGCTTACAGATGAAATATGCGAAGAGCTAGGATGGACCGTTGGTGATACTCTTATATGGGAAGAACTACCAAACAATTCTTGGTCAATAAAGAAAAAAGATAATGTACCCGCTGTGGAATAGATTAAACGAATATGCTGAGTATATTAATAGCCGCTTTAATGATAAGTTTCAGCGTTATGACAATCCAAAGTATACTGAAGATCTTCATTTTAAAGATTGGAATGATACTTTCTGGAAATCGGAATTAATAGATAAAGCACATCTTAAAACTATTGCACCTAAAGACGGCAAAGGTTTGTGGTTAATGCATATTAATATTTTTCCAAAAACAGGAATTGAACTTCCTGTTCTAGGTTTTGATATTGTAGCAGGTCCTAAAAAGATTACGGGTTCTTTTATGGACTTTTCTCCATTACATGGTTTTTCACATCCATATACAAAATATATGGAGACAAAGGTAAAAGATCTTGAATGGAATAAGCAGAGAGAATTGCCACCTTGGGCTAAAGAGATTTTTTCAGAGAACATGATTGCGGTTGGCAATATTAATACTGAAGAAGAATTAGAGCAATTTATTAAAGTAACGAGTGATTTACTTAATTACTATTTGGATAACTTAGAAAAAGATGCTGTTAAAGCTGAACGCGATACTAAGCCAATTCTAAATAAGTATTGTTCTAACCAAAAGCTAAATCCTCATTTGCATAGATCTATTCTTGCTATGGGAATTTCTGAAGAAGATAAAAACCTATACGTAAATAACGTATTGTTTGAGGAATTATAAAATGAAAATTGCAGTATGCTCTGATGTCCATTTAGAATTTGGACCTATTACACTTCAAAATACTGAAGGCGCTGACGTGTTAATCTTGTCGGGTGACATCTGTGTCGCTAATGATTTGAATGATCGTGCAGATCCTGCAATTCTTGGCATGACAAACAAGAGTAATATCTATCATGACTTCTTTCAGAATTGCTGCCGCGAATTTAAGCACGTTGTTTACATCTCCGGTAATCACGAGCATTATAACGGTGATTTTGCACTAACTTATTCTAGACTAAAAGAAAAACTAAGTTACTTAACTAACTTGCATATCCTTGAAAAAGAATATGTTACGTTTGATGATGTTACTTTTATTGCTGGAACTCTTTGGACTGATATGAACAAAGAAGATCCAAGTACTCTGTATGCAATTAAAGGTTATATGAATGACTATAGAATCATCAAAGATACTTCTACTCTAGTAACATACAAAGCTCATATCTTAAAAGATAAGCCAGTTGGAATGACTGACGAAGAATGGATTGCATTGCCTTATGATGAACGTCATACTGTTGAATTTAAGACGCGTACAGGATCATTCACGCCGACAAAGTCTGTTGAAGAACATAAAGCTATGTTAGACTTTATTGATGCAACCGTAAAAGGATTGCCAAACGAAAAGTTTGTAGTAGTTGGACACCATGCTCCTTGTAAGCTTTCAGTTAAGCCAGAATACGAAGATGACACGATGGTTAATGGTGCTTATTCTTCTGATTTGTCAGAGTTTATTCTTGATCGCCCACAAATTAAAGTATGGACACACGGGCATACTCATGACAAATATGATTATATGGTTGGTTCTACTCGTGTTATTTGTAATCCTCGCGGTTACATCAAATATCAAGAAATCGCAGATAATTTTGAATTACAATATTTTGAGGTGTAAATATGGTTGATATGATTAGTAGTTATGACGTCTTTACTAAACGTATGGAAGAAAAATATCCAAAAATGTTTTCTGGGCCGTATGGTGGCTTTTGTGTAGGCGAAGGTTGGTATCATATTATTGAATTACTGTTTGAGCATATTCAAACACATATTGATTGGAATAATGCACGAGCTGAAAGACATCCGGATCTTTGTTATAAACCAATTGAGCAAGTTGTAGTTGAACAAATTAAAGAAAAGTTTGGTGGCTTGCGCTTTTACTATAGAGGCGGCAACGATACTATTGCTGGTATGATTGCTATGGCAGAAACTTGGGCTGAACATACATGTGAAACTTGTGGTGATCTAGGTAAGCGTCGCTCAGGCGGTTGGATTCGTACACTATGCGATAAACATGAAGAAAAACGCCAAGCTACTATCTCTTAAGACGTGGGATGAATGGGAGTCTGACGGCTTCCATGTTATTCGTGGCCAAAGAGCTACGGCATATAACTCAAATAATAAAGCTTTATTTGATAAATCGCAAGTAACTAAAACTATTCATCATTCATACAATGAACGAAAACATGTTACTGAGGTAAGTCGCAATAGTGAACCAAAACCAGAGTATGTTTATTACGCCGATGGTTCTGGATATGTAAATTATGGCGGCCCATGTGGACCACTGTATTTTGATAGAAATGGAAACACATAATGAGATTCTGGACCATTGTTTATCCCGGTGATAACAACGAAGTAATTTACGAAACGTTATCTGACGCAGAGATTATTGCTACATACTGGAATCACTGGTACGGAAAAATGTGTGAAAAGTTTGGTAAAGACCATGTTGATGCGCATTACTGCAAGCAAGACTGTATTGACGACTGGACAGTTGTGCACTGGGCTGTGGAGAGTAAAGATGACTAAAATACAAGATTTGTTAAACCTTGAAGCAACATTGTCTAATAATGGACAAAAAGATTCTGAAGAATATCGTCAAGCGCATATTGAGATCAAGCAACTACGCGGTACTGAAGCCCCAGTTTGTTGGGGCGACGATGACTGCTCAACATTAATCTTGTCTCAATGTCCTTGGCGCATAGACTGCTATAAGGAATAAGTTTTGCAAAGAATAAATCGCGATGACACTGAACATGGTGTCGAATATTATAAAGCCAGCGAAGTAGATGATAAAATTAAATCTAATGCAGCTTGGGCGACTTTCATGTGCGCGCAATTGGTAGCAATCGAACGCGCCGAGTGCTCAAAGATTGCTAAGGGTTGGGTAAGACAATATGATGACGTTGCTGCGTCAATTTCTAGATCTATTGAAGCAAGAGGTAATGAGTGAACTGGGAAAAGCTACAATTTTTAATTACTTGTGTAATGTTTATAGCAACATTAATTGGATTTCTTGCAATAATATTTACATGGATTAGTGCATAAACTAGTTGACAGTTTATAGTTTTTGTTATATAATAGATATAACAAGTGGTATTGCCGCTTGATTGTTTAAACATAAAGGAAAAATAATGAAGAAGGGTACTATACCAAGAACTATTGTTACTGAAAAAGCTGGTAAACGCTTAGCAGTAGATTATTTTGAAACTACAACAGGTTCGGGCGTTCGATATTATGTTAATGACGTTCTTGTTGAAGAAAAACTTTTTGAAGGCAAAAGTATTCATTGGGCACAATCTGCGGCTCATCATTGGCTAGATGCTATTAAACCTCTAAACGGATAATATAATGGCAATTGTACCAAGAACACCAGAAAAAGTTCATCACGAAATCCAAGAAATGCTATCAAAAGGTGTAAATTATATTGATGCTCTTGTGGAGTATGCAAGAATAAATCATTTAGAAATTGAAACAGTTGCCGACATTGTTAAAAAATCTTCTATCTTAAAAGAAAAAGTAAGAAGCGAAGCAGTTGAATTAAGAATGGTATATGACGATGATCAAGACATCACAAAGTTATGCTAATGATGATTCATTTCATTGGTATGTAAAATACCTTGCAATGAAGAAACATTTTACAACTGATGGATATGATTATCACAAATATAATGGAAAAATAAGAGCATCATTTGACACGTTTAGAACTAGGAATGATGCTTACTTTTTCGAAAAGCTATCTAATAAAGAAAATCCAGAAAAGTTAATGGTGGCTAATATGGTCATCAAACCAAATGTCTGGATTCGTGAAATCGTAGAACAAGAAGGTGAAGATCGGTATATTGATTGGCAAAGAAAAATAGATTCTTTGTCTCGCGTCTTTAAAACAGATCTAAATCTTCTTGACGATAACTTTCAAGCTAATTTTACTTCAGTAAATGGACAACATCCTTTTATTATGACTATGTACTTACAGAAGAAAATCAGTCTTGAAACATTTAGTATCATTGCGAAAATATCTAATATTTTTCCTTATTGGGAAAAAGAAATAGTTGACAAAATCGTAGCACGTGATATAATTAGGCTAATAAAGAAGTATAAACCTTTTTTAGAAATTGATGAAAAAAAGTTTAAAGATATCGTACGTGAACGCTTTTTCTGATATAAATAAGATTATGCAATTAAAACCTGCATATAAATCGCAATACAACAACGCTATATACAGCAAAACTAGGAGATAATTAATATGTCATTTGACGCACTTAAAAAGAATCGTTCAGCCTCCCTCGGCAAATTGAACGCACAGCTCGAAAAAATCTCAACAAAGAGCTACTCAGATCCCAACGAAGGTAAAATGTGGAAACCAACCCGCGATAAAGCAGGTAACGGTTTTGCAATTATCCGTTTCTTGCCTGCTCCTAAAGGTGAAGAAATGCCATTTGTTCGCGTATGGGATCACGGTTTCCAAGGCCCAACAGGTCTCTGGTACATCGAAAACTCTCTCACTACCATCAATCAAGACGACCCTGTTTCAGAATACAACGGCAAGTTGTGGAATTCTGGCTTGGATTCAGACAAAGAAATTGCTCGCAAGCAAAAGCGCCGCCTGAAATACGTTGCTAACGTTTACGTTATTAAAGATTCTGGTAATGCAGATAACGAAGGCAAAGTATTCATGTTTTCCTTCGGCAAAAAAATCTTCGACAAACTTAACGATCTAATGAATCCACAGTTTGAAGATGAAGCACCGGTCAACCCGTTTGATCTTTGGGAAGGTGCTAACTTCCGTTTGAAAATCCGTCAATTCGAAGGATACCCAAACTACGATAAATCTGAATTTGATGCACCGGGTCCTTTGTCTGATGACGAAGCAGAACTCGAACGTATTTACAACTCAGAGCATGCATTGCAAGAATTGATTGATCCTAAGAACTTTAAGTCTTACAATGAGTTGAAAGCAAAACTTTACCGTGTTCTTGCTCTTGATGAAGAAGCTAGTGCTCCTTCTAAAGCAGCAGATGACAACGAGTTTGATCTAAGCAGCATGGGTAATTCAGAAAAGGCTGCTCCAACTCCTACTTTAAAAGAAGCAAAATCTACTTCTAAGAAACCTGTTATGACAGATGACGACGATGACGATCTTTCTATCTTTCAGGAACTAGCTAATGGCTAAAAAACCTCATGAAGAGGTTTTAGATTATGACTTTGGTTTCAGCTTCATCGACGAAGAACTTCAAGAAAAAGAAGCTGAGGCCAAAGAAACTATTCAAAAAGTCAGTAGCGAAAAAGAGACGTTAAAAGAAAAATTAACAGACACTCAAGTAACTATTGACGATTTAGAATATCGTCTAAATCTTCTATACAAATCCATTACGCCATTCTTAGACAACTTGTGTAAGAACCCAGATAAATCAACAATTTTCTGGCCTGATCGAGTTAAAAAGATTGAGGCGTATAAAAGTAAATTGCTTTCAATTGTAGAAGGAAAATAATTATGAGTCTATTAGACAAGCTAGTGAAGAACAGTACAATTAAGTTAACTGCTCAACTTTCTAAATCCAAAGTTTTCGGTAAGAAAGATATGGCACCAACACAAGTACCAATGATTAACGTCGCGTTATCTGGTAGAATTGATGGTGGTGTTGTACCTGGATTGCTCGTTCTTGCAGGTCCATCTAAGCACTTTAAATCGGCATTCGCGTTGTTGATGGCAGGCGCTTATATGCAACGAAATCCAGAAGCAATTCTTTTGTTTTATGATGCAGAATTTGGTACGCCTCAAGCGTACTTTGATTCATTTGGTATTGACGTAAACCGTGTTGTACACACACCAATTGTTAATGTTGAAGAACTTAAGTTCGATATTACTCAACAACTTGACAAAATCGAAAAAGGCGATAAAGTTATTATCGTTATCGATTCTATTGGTAACCTTGCTTCTAAGAAAGAAGCTGAAGATGCTCTTGAAGGTAAATCAGTAGCTGACATGACTCGTGCTAAAGCACTTAAGTCTTTGTTCCGTATTGTTACTCCGCATCTTAACCTTAAAGATATTCCTCTCATTGCAGTTAACCACACTTATAAAGAGATTGGTTTATTTCCTAAGGATGTCGTGTCCGGCGGTACGGGTATCTATTATTCAGCAGATTGCATCTGGATTATCGGTCGTCAGCAAGATAAAGTTGGTACAGAAATTCAAGGCTATCACTTCATTATCAACATTGAAAAATCTCGTTATGTTAAAGAGAAATCAAAGATTCCGATTAGTGTAAGCTATGAAGGTGGTATTGTTAAATGGTCTGGTTTGATGGATATTGCTGAAGCAGGTGGTTACCTTCGTAAACCAAAAGCTGGTTGGTATGAAGCAGTTAATCCTGCAACTGGCGAAATCTTGTCAGAAAAATCTCTTCGTGCAAAAGATGTTAATGATAACAAAGACTTTTGGATGATGATGTTTGAGAAGACTGATATTACAACTTATATTAAAGATAAGTTTACAGTTGGTGCATCTGGTAGTATTATGCGTGATGATTCAGAACGTGTTAGTACTATTGATGAAGATTATGAAGATGAAGACGAGTGATCAACTGTTGACAGTATTTGTAATGTATGTTATTATATAAGATAACATTGAATGTGTTGGCAGCTTCGGCTGCCAATTCTAATTTAGAACACGGAAATATCAAATGATTGAAAAAACAGTATTATCAAATCTCGTACTCAACGATACATTTTACCGCAAAGTATATCCATACATTAAAGCAGATTACTTTGACGATGGTTCACTAAGAAAAATCTTTGATACATATTCATCATACGTCGAAGAATACAAAGCACCGCCTTCTATTGAAGCGCTTAAGCTTTCTCTAGATAAACGTAAAGACCTTAACGAAGAGTCTTACAAAAATATTATGTCTGAAGTTGATAGCTTAGCTACAGACTCATCAACAAATATAGATTTCCTTGTATCAGAAACAGAAAAGTTTTGCCAAGATAAAGATCTATTCAACTCAATTCGCAAAGCTATTTTGATTATGGACGGTCAAGATAAAGAAAACGATAAAGGCTCTATTCCAGAGTTGCTTGCTGCTTCTCTGGGTATTAGCTTTGACAGCTCGGTAGGCCACGACTTTATTGAAGATGCTGAATCGCGTTATGATTTCTATCACCGCAAAGAAGAACGTATTCCATTTGATATTGATATTCTAAACAAGATTACTAAAGGTGGCTTACCTCGTAAATCTATGACTGTGCTGCTTGCAACAACTGGCGGTGGTAAGTCTCTATTGAAATGCCACTTTGCAGCAAATGCTCTTATGCAAGGTTTGAATGTTGTTTACATTACAATGGAAATGGCAGAAGAACGTATTGCTGAGCGTATTGACGCTAATATGATGGATGTAACTCTTGACGAGTTAAAGCTGTTGCCGCGTGATGTTTACGCTAAACGTATTGAACGTATTAGATCAAAGACTAAAGGTAAGCTTGTTATCAAAGAATACCCAACTGGTTCAGCTCATGCTGGTCACTTCAGACATTTGCTTAATGAACTGAAAATGAAACAAGGCTTTAAGCCTGATATTGTTTGTATCGATTACCTGAATATCTGTGCTTCATCTCGTGTTAAAGGTGCTGCAGCCGCAAACAGTTACACTCTTGTTAAGTCTATTGCAGAAGAAATTCGTGGTTTAGCTATGGAATATAACTGTGCAGTTATTACATCTTCACAGTTTAACCGTGATGGTTATGGAAACTCTGACGTTGATCTTACGAATACTTCTGAGTCTATGGGTATCACTCATACTGCCGATTGTATTCTTGGTTTAATTACTACTGAAGAACTTGATGGTCTTGGCCAGCTAATGCTTAAACAATTAAAAAATCGCTGGGGCGATATTAGTTTTTATCGTAGATTTGTTGTCGGTATTAATCGAGCTAAAATGCAAATCTATGAGCTTGAAGAAACTGCTCAACGAGGCATGACAGGTAATAGTGCTGCTAATACAGCATCATTCAGTAATTCGTCAAGAGATGATGATACTTTGCCATTCGACAAAACTGCATTTGGTCAAGGAAGTAAGAAGACATTGTTCTCAGCTGGTGGCATTTCTTAATATATAAATAAAGAAAAACCAACCAACTGAAAGAAAATGAAATCCTTTAAAGACTTTATTGGTGAAGAACTGGAGTTGCTTCTTATGAGCGTCGCGTCAGATAAGTATGAAAAAGATGTTGCAGATCAATTAAAAGATTTGGGCTATGATGCCTCAAGACCAAAGGTAGATTCTACTTATTCTGACGTTCTTGTTAAACACAAGGGTAAAAACGTGTGGATTGAAGTAAAAATGAACCATACAGACAACCTTGGAAATACTCGAGCTTCATATGATGGCAAAAAATGGTTTTCATCACTAGAAAAAAGTGGCCCATTTGCAGGAAAACAAGGACCGTTAAAAGTTTATATAGCAAAAATGCTTGATAAGCATGCTGATAAATTCGTAAAAGATATATTAAAAGCTACAGGAAAAACTAAGCTAAATACAAACGTTGGTCCTCAAAAAACTGATAAAGATACTGTAAATCATGCTGAAATGAAAGCTTACATGAGCAAGCAAGCTGATCAGTATATTGTAACAGTACCAAACCAAGATTTAGGTAAAGTTGTTAGAGACCACTACGCTGGCGGCGGAAAAGCAGAACCAGTTTATTATCTACAAGCTGATGACGATTTTTATAGACTTAGCAATGAGGATCCTCTTGGTATTGCAGCAGACGTTCCTATGTTTGGTGGTAAAGGCGATTTTAGAATGCGAGTTGGTATTCGTACAAGCCAATATGAAATTCAACCAGAAGTTAAAGTAAAAACTATGGCTAATAGTCCGTACTCTCTTAAACCTGGAACTACAAAGAAAAACCCGTTCACACACCAGCGAGTTAGAAAAGTGTAATGTTATCATTTAAAAGTTACTTAGTTGAGTCTAAGAACACTCACATGGAGCACCTCGAGGATAACATCCTTAATGCAGGTGTAGATGGAACTCGTGATTCTATTAACTTCCTGCGCGCGCTACGCGACATGCTTGCTGGTACTGCAAAATCAAAAGTAAACGTTACTGTTAAATGGGATGGCGCACCAGCTGTATTTGCTGGCATTGATCCATCAGATGGTAAGTTCTTTGTTGCTAAAAAGGGTATCTTTAATAAAAACCCAAAGGTATATAAAACATCAGCTGATGTAGATGCTGATACTTCCGGTGATTTGAATACAAAATTAAAACTAGCGCTAGCTGAGTTACCAAAACTTGGCATTAAAGGCGTAGTACAAGGTGACTTTCTATATGCTAAAGAAGATCTTAAAGTGGTGGACATTGAAGGTGAACCACATATTACTTTCCATCCTAATACGATTGTTTATGCGGTACCTAAGAACTCAAAACTCGGTGCGGAAATACTCGGATCCAAAATCGGAGTGGTCTGGCACACTACATACCGAGGATCAAGTTTTGAAGAAATGTCTGCAAGCTTTGGAGAGGAGATTGCTTCTGGCCTCAAGAAAGTAAAAGGCGTTTGGTCGGTAGATGCATTATATAGAGATGTATCTGGCACAGCAAACTTTACAGCATCAGAAACTAAAGAAGTAACAGACATTCTTTCTCGAGCTGGAAAATTATTCAATACCATTAAAAAAGAAACATTTAATGGTATTTCAGACAACGAAGATACTCTAGTAAAAGTAAAAACATTTGTTAATTCTAAAATTCGTCAAGGCGAAAGAATTAAAAATACAAAAACGTTTGTAAGAGATCTAGAAAAATACATTGCAGATTATTACGATGCAGAAGCAAATAAGCTTAAGACCGATAAAGGTAAAGCTAGTAAGATTGCAAAAAGAGATTCTACTTTAGAATATTTCAAAAAAACTCCGCCTGCACAAATTGTAGCTATGTTTGATTTGTATAATTTGATTATTGACGCAAAGCTTATGATTATTGGCAAGCTAGATAAAGCAAAAACTATTGGTACATTCCTAAAGACCGCTGACGGATATCAAGTAACAGAACAAGAAGGATTCGTTGCTATCGATAAGATGGGCAAAAACGCTGTTAAACTTGTAGATAGATTGGGATTTAGTAATGCTAACTTCTCAGACAAATATATCAAAGGATGGCAACGCTAATGGCTCAATTTAATAAAAACAATCACCTCTATTTAGAAAATAATAAATCTCTTTTCGAAGTAGTAATGCTTGCAGACCAATATGGAAACAATGTTGGTCCAGCAAATCCATCAGGAATGGCTGTTGATGCTTTTGGACGAGCAAGAGTTTCAACACCACTTACAATGTTTGATTCTTCGCATCGTTATAGAGATAACGGTCTATGGGACACGGCTGTTGTTGGTGGCGGAACAGCTTCTTTTTCTGCAAACGAAGGTCTTGTAAATCTTGTTGTTGATACTGCTGCAAACTCTGAAGTAATAAGAGAGACATCTATGGTGTTTTCTTACCAACCAGGTAAATCGTTGCAAACATTTAGTACGTTTGTGATGAACACGGCAAAGGAAGGTCTTCGCCAAAGAGTTGGATATTTTGGTGCACAAAACGGCATATACCTAGAACTTGATGGAAGTGACTTATATTTCGTAAGAAGATCTTACAATAGTGGAGTTGCTGTTGATACTAGAATTCACAAGAACGACTGGAACATGGATTCTTTAGATGGTGCTGGACCATCTGGACTTACTCTTGATATATCTAAAGCGCATATTTTGTTCATCGACATAGAATGGTTAGGTGTAGGATCTGTCAGATGTGGGTTTGTAATAAATGGCGAATTTATACATGCTCACAGTTTTCATCATGCAAACAGTATTACGTCAACATACATGACAACTGCTTCGCTTCCACTTCGTTATGAGATAAAAAATAATAGCGCGACAGGTTCATCAAGTACTCTTAAACAAATATGCTCTACGGTTATATCTGAAGGCGGTTACGAACTTAGAGGTACTCAACGAGCTGTCGGCACCGCTATTACAGCACCAAAATCTTTAGCAACCGCTGGAACATATTATCCTGTTGTATCAATCAGACTTAAATCTACTGCATTAGACGCAGTTGTTATTCCAACTGCAGTAGCAGTAATGGGTGTAGCCACGGGTATATACTCATGGAGAATTATTGAAGGCGCAACCGTTACAACAGGTTCTTGGTCAGACCCAGGAGCAGATTCTTCAATTGAATACACCCTTGCCGGAACTGCTGTTTCAGGTGGAAAAATATTAGCTAGCGGATATTTTACATCTAATACACAAGACGCACCCGCTATAAATATTTTTAGAGATGCTCTGTTTAAGTTTCAATTAAGAAGAAATGGATTAGCAGGTACACCTGTATCTCTAACGCTTGCGGTATCAGCATCAACTAATACTGAAGTAGTTCACGGTTCAATGGACTGGGAAGAAGTAACAAGATAAGATGTTTATAAATGAGTTATAAATAAAAGGACGGCTTCGGCTGTCCTTTTTGTTTACTAAAATAGGATTAATATTATGGGAATGATTAAAGACCGCGGGCATGACGGCGGAAATACGTATAGATGGTCTACATTAGAACGGTTTGTAAAAGAAAACAACTGGACCATTGGCGCCGAACTTGGTGTATGGTATGGTGAAACTTTTAAACATCTAGTTAATAATTGTCAAAATCTTCGTTTGTTTGGTGTTGACTTATATGCACAGCAAGAATCAAACGGCGGGCCACAAAAATATATTCCAGGTGAAGATGGTCTTGCGTGGGAGCATGAAAGATATTATGCAGATGTAAAAGCATTTTGTGATACTACAAATGGAAGAGCAACTATTTACCGTGGATTTACGAATGACGCGTCAAAGCTAATTGAAGATGAAAGCTTAGATTTCGTATTCATAGATGCAGATCATTCATTTGAAGGTGTAGATGCAGACATTATACATTGGATGCCAAAAGTTAAAAAAGGTGGATACGTAATTGGTCACGATATACATTGGCCAACAGTAAAATCTGCAGTAGAAAAACATTTTGGTCAAGATTACAAAAAAGAACAAGATTTTATTTGGTATGTGGTGAAATAATGAATAATCAATTAGCTATGAGAAAAGTAAACATAGAAGGTGTAGATCAGCTTCTATGGCCAATTCGAGATTTTAATGCATTTCATTGGCCACTCCAAGATTGGATTCGTGACCGTGAATCATTTCTTAAATATGTAAAAGCTCGAGATGTGGTTGTACAAGCCGGTGGATGCTGTGGCATGTATCCAAGATTCTACAAAAATCATTTTGATAGAGTATATACATTTGAACCAGATCCAGTTAACTATTATTGTTTAGAAAGAAACTGTGCTGTTCCTGGAATTTATCACCAAAACGCAGCATTAGGCTCTTCTAAAAAATTAGTAAGTCTTGATTCACCAACAGCACCCGGTGAAGAAAATAACGTTGGTATGTATACAGTAAATGAAAATCCTGGCGCAGTAATGATGATTACTATAGATAGCTTAGGTCTTGATAAATGCGATCTAATTCATTTTGACCTTGAAGGTTATGAACCGGAAGCATTAAAAGGTGCTATCAATTTAATTGAAAAATGCAATCCAGTTGTTATTACCGAAAGAGAATGTGGTAGAGAATTCTTAGAATCGATTGGTTATAAGTTAGTTAAAAAGACTTCAATGGATGCGATTTTTGTGAGAGATTAATTATGAATATTGAAAAGAAGTTAACTCAGATTTGGATTGGACCAAAGCCTGCTCCTATGGCATGGTTAAATACTTGGAAAGAAAAGCATCCTGATTGGGAATATTCTATCTTTACTGATGAGATGCTTAGGGCTCGTAAATGGCACAACCAACATCTTATAAATCATTATTATAATACGCGCAAATGGCCAGGTGTATCAGATTTAATTCGTTATGAATTGCTATATGAGAATGGTGGCTTTTGGCCAGAAGCTGATATGGTATGCTTAGAAAATACCGATGAATTGTTTACAGCACCATCTGATCATGCCTACTCTTGTTATGAAAATGAAGCAGGCCGCCATAATTTTATTCAACCTATTATGGCTTGCAACCCAGGTAATGAATTTGTTAAACACGTTATTGATACGTTACACAAAGTTCAGCCACATCAGTTAAGCCCAGAACCATTTAGATCAACCGGTAATGCATTTTTAGCAGATCACGTTGTTAATTGGAAACACAAACTTACTATTTGGCCATCACATTACTTTATTCCACTATTTTATCATGGCAGTGCTACGAGATATAATGGACCAGATAAGGTATATGCAGATCACAAGTGGGGTTCTACTGGTCATGCAAATAGTGTTTCATATGATAAGGCAATATAAATTATGCAATCGATTAAAGCTCACATTTTAAAAATTGACAATCCTATCTCCAATGAGTATGCAAAGACTTGCTCAGACTCTTGTGATAAGATAGGTTTATCCTGGACTTACTTTAATGGCTATCATAAAATGGATGGTAGAATGGCTTTTGGTAAGACAGGAATTAAGAATTTACCAACCTCAGAGTATCGTTATACAGAAAATGTGTCAGCTGCAGACAAAGCAATGTGCTGTACGGCAGGTCATTTTAGCATTTGGAAGAACATAGCAGACGGGCCAGAAGATGTCGGTATTGTTTTAGAACATGATGCATTGATGCTACAACCGTTAATGATAGACATTCCAGAAAACAGAATTGTAGTATTGGGTTATAAGGTAACAGATCCTCAGAAATATAATCATGTTAAAGCAGGTCCACCGCAGCAAATTATTGATATAATTGGACATGAAGGTGCTCATGCATACGCAATTACAAAAAAGACTGCCAGATATCTTATTGATGAACTTGAAAGACAGGGAATTTACAGTGCAGTAGATAACGATTACTTTTTAGTCAATCAAAGAAGAACAGCTGTGCCATTATCAATCGCTTCTCCAACACCAGCGATAGG